CTCTCGTATATTACCTTCAGAATTCACCGACCTGTACCGCGTTACTCCTTTTACTGACATTTGTACTAATGCAGATTCATTTGCATCAGCGTCAGCGATTGGTAGTGAGGGGGTATGAGCCTCCCACGCTTGGTAGCACAAACTGCCATGGTAGTCATTAGACATCCCCCATGTAGGGGAATACATGTCATGGTGACGCCAAGACCACCCACGCTTACTCTGCACACATTGACCCGTAAGGGCAATATATGTAAGGGCGGAGGATGGAACCTTCAACCCCGCATCGTCTTGTTCCCACGGTGGTACTAGTGGGACACGCGACTTTGCTAGAAGTGAAAGTAGATAGGAGCAGCTTTCACGCAATGGTAATTCCCATCGCGCGGACCAAGTTACTAATCGGTTGATTAGAGAAGTAACCTCCTGCGCGGTGCGCATACTTGTACAGTATACGCCCCGCACGTAGTGACCAGAAACATAGTCACCACCACAGGATTCGCGAAACAAGCCCTCGTTAAAGGACTTCGTGCTGTTGACAGTGAAACCCCAACGGGTTAGAACTTCGCACACTAAGTTGTATGCGCGAGAATCCACGATTAGATCGTCACCATTAACCCCGTAGTTCGGGATCTTGGCCGTACCACCGCGAGGTGATATGTCCAATAGCTTATAAGCTGCACGTATGATGGCACCAAATAACATCGTTTGCAAGGGAAAAGTAAAACCATTCCCCATAGACGACATCATATGTAGCTGAACGCGCTCTCCTTTTTTACCAGGATAGCTAACGTTAGTATTACTACACCGTGTGAACATGAGCAAATCGTAGAACCATTTCGGTAATACGTTAAGACAGAGATTCAGTGATATAGTATCGGAAGCCGAGGACAAATCAATTGTCCCTAGCCGCCCAGTGACGGACCCAGCCCTTGCAAGGGAACGGTTCACGAACTGCTGATTACTCAGGTCGATATCCCATTTCTTTTTAAGGAGGTCTGCAACCGAAACACCTAATCCTAATTGGTAAAAACCGTTAAGACTAGGCTCCGTGCATATTGTGCGATCAATTTCCGCATTCTTAGACACGGTACTAGTATTACTACAATCATCAACTACGAGTGGTTTCCCAGCAAGGCGATTTATAACTTCAATTACGCCTGCCGAGTCATCACAAGTGTCAACCAACCATTGCTGGTAAATTGACATTCGGGAACAACTACGAGTCGTGGCCCGCTTAGCATATTCGGAAGTACCCTTAACGTCGCGAGACGCTCCGGGGCCGAAATATGCGTTACGGTACACGTCCTTCCACTGAAACTCTGGGACTTGCTGTCGATCAGTTAACAACTTTTCGATCTCCAGCATCGCCTCATTACTGCAAATTTCAGTCCAGCTTGATGCATCTTTCATGCTGGTTTTGTAGTCATATGTGCGACAAGTCTCATTTACTATGAGGAACTTATCCAACGCGCGTGAAGCGCGAAGGTCGGACGTTTTAGGGTCGTTGTCTTGATACTTTTTGACAATCGAATCTAAAAGTGCACGTCCGGCAAAGAGCCGAGGATTAGACTCCAAATCCGGGGGCAAACGCCCTTGGATTCCGAATCTATAGTCGGCACTGCACAGATCTGTGTTGATAAAACAATAAAGAGCAGTAGGGCTAAAATCCATTTTGTTCTCCCGTTTGATGTAGATTTCCGGCGCCTATCGGCGCCAGTTGTACGCATCATTCCCGTGTATTAAAATACACCGTTCACAGTGGAATCACCCAACCCAGCAGATTGCTGAGTAATGGCACCAATGTGCGCGGAAATCATCGCACGAAGCGATGACGGATCCAGAGATTCGGATCCAACGGGAATTTCAATGGTGGTCCGCATAATGGCGATCTTAGGATCGCTGAGTGCAGCCACATTGACACCCTTACGCGTCAATAGCTCATAGTTGTTACGAGCATTGGCACCGCTCGAAGGAGTTTTTAAGACCTTCGGACGCTTAAACGTAAGAGTGAACGGCTTGTCAACTGAATGGGCAGTGACGCCGCCTTGCGTACCTCCAAGTGCAGTCACAGCGACTTGCTTGGAGTTTACATCGAGGGGAAAATCCGGCACGTGGGTATATGTCGGAGAAGTCAGCCCTGTTTGTGCTGCGCCCGTGATAGGGCTGGTCAGAGTAACGCTCATGTCGTTTCCTTTCGGAGAAATTAAAACAAAGATAAGGCTTTATAAAAAGCCACGAAGGATTGCCGCGATATTTCCAAGCTTCATGGGACTCAAGTTACTTCTGAGTTCCAAGCGCGGTACAGGCACAGACGATATAGCTGATCTTTGCACTGTCTTGACAAACGAAGTGGAGTCGTAAACGTCCCCACTCACAGCGACATTTGTCCAACCGGAGGCTGTAAAGCCTGCAGTGGTCAACGGGATATTGATAAATCCCCGAGTCTTTCGTTGACAGATTTTACGCTGTGTCCGATTAACCCATACAATATCACCTGTTGCAATCGCTTGAGCATTGATTACTGCACCTAACGTGCTAAAGTAATCGATTAGCCAAGACCACGGGAGTAGCTCATACGCAGTACTGTAGAGTTCACCCGGGGAAAAGCCAAACTTACCGCCTAGGCGAATAAGTGTATCAAGGGGGGTATCACACGAGATTTCGGCTTTTAAACCGGCTCGATATAATACCCGATCCTCGACCAGGTCTTCCACTTCCAAGTCGTAATAAAACGGCTTGAGAAGCCCACTAGCCTGAATCGACCGTGTTACAATGGCATTAGCAGAGCCGAAGCTCTCACCAACACCCGTCACACGACGCTGGCTTTTGGTGGTTACCAACGAAGCAAGAGCTTTAGCACCTCCGTCAACATCACCCAATAAAGGAGCGATACCGAAAGAGAAACCAAGCCATTGATCCGCAGCTGCGCGACTAGCATCCTTGAGAGCTTTACGAGCCTTCTTAGATGCAGGGAGCTTGCTCTTG